CGCGGTTGACCCCGAATAGCTAACCTCGGTGACATGATCTCCGGCCGGCTTGTCGCCCTCCGGTGCCATCTGAGTTTGCAGAGCGCGAGCATGGTAGATCGCCAGCGCGTCATTGATCCATCTAGTGATCCGCGCCGCGCCGTCTGGCTGCGCCAGCATCGCCGACCACAACGTCAGATACCCAGACCGAGAATTATCGTACAAAAACTGCACAAACTCTGCGGGTGCAGGCTGGGTTGGGTCCAACCCAGCCGCATCGAGATCGAGCAACGTCATCGGTAGATCGGACATGAGGTTCCTCCTTAACGCGAGCCGGGATAGGACGTGCCTTTGTTGGGCGCGCCCGGGCCTTTGCCGCTGTTGTCCTTCTTCGCCAGGGCCTTTTTCATCGAGGCGGGCGGGCCAGGGTTCTCCGGTCCCGGGATCGAGTTCTGGCTCTTGGCCGAGCCGCCGCTACCCGGAGTGTTGTTGACAGTGCGACCGTCGCCGCCCTTGTGATACGTACCGTGCATATTCCTGCCCCCTCCTAGGGCCTAAAGCCGCCATCATTTACACGGCTCACCGCACAGGCGCTGTAGCTCGGCGATGCGAGCATCTCTCACCGCCAGTTGCGCCCGCACATCGCCGATATATTGCTCGGCCGCGACCCCAACCTGTTGCAACGCCAAGATCAAACCGCGAGTCGCCAGGCTGTCTTTCGACAAGTCCGACTGCTGCGCCAGCGCCGCTACCGGCCAAGCCAGCAGCAAGAGGAAGACCAGCCACCTCACGGGCAGGACGCCTTTTGGTAAAGCTGCCCCGCAGTGTCGATACAGACGGCAAGCCCGCCCGCCCCAGCCGACGCGGGAAGAGTCGATAGTTTGATCGAGGCGCCGAAGATCGTCGTCGTCGCCGCCGCGTTGCTGTAACTCTGAGTCGTCAAATTAACGTCAGAGCCGAGGCTATACGCCGCGCCGCTGGCCGCCAACACAACTCTGTCATTGATCCGAATGCCGCTCTGATCCGGCATCGCTATGCGGCTCGGCCCACCAGTGAAGGTCAACGCGCTGGCATTAGCCACACCCGTATACAATTCCAACCCGCCGAACGAACTGGCAGTGATCACAAGATTGCCGTAAGTGCTCGTACCGTCGAAAAACCCCATGATAATATCCTGAGACTTGACGCTAGCCCCCGTTACCTGTTTCGGGCTGATGCCGGCAAAAACATTCGTAGTACCGGGATTAGATTGCAAAAACGCATCCCATTTGATCGTACCCGCTGTCGGATAACCACTATCGAGCGGCTGCAGCACAACACCGTAAGCTGCGGCCGGTTGCACCTTTGAGCCGCCGGCTAACTGTAAACCAATAATTGTGGTATTCGGCGACGACACATTAAAATCGAACTCGTTGTTCAGCGATTTGCCGGTACCGGTGCTAACCACCCCGGTCATCGTATCGCTAAGCAGCGTGTTAATGCCCCAGACCTTGGCCCCGTCACCGCGCGCCACACCGGCTGCGAACAGACCAACAGTTGCCGGGAACCCGCCAAAACCAGTTGTTGCCGCATCGCTCACCACATAAGCCGAGACGCCATTAACCAGGTTGATCGTCGTCGCAGCAGGGGCAAACACCACCGCCCGCGTCCCATCGAGGTTCTTCGCCCCCGAACCAGGCGGGACCAGCAATGCCGCGTCGAGGATCTGACTCGCCGTAAAATCAGTCGTATTAGCCGTCGTCAACATCGCGATATCGGCCGATATCGACGGCGTTACCTTTATAATAGAACCCGGCGCCGTGCTGCTAACCGGGTCGGAAACTTGCTGTGCCAAAGTTGTCGGCGCCCCGATCAGAAACCCCAGCAGGAACGCAATGTATCTGGTCATACCTGCACCCACTGCGTTCCAGAGAAATCCAGCTCGACCCAATTATAGTTACGACTCATAACCAACGACGGCGCTCCCTCGATAACCTGATCGCCGCCCAATATCGTAATCGGCCATTCCCCGGCGTTACCGACGGTGTCCTTGATTAACAACCTCTGTCCTAAAACCGACGACGGCGGCAACGTCACACTAAGCGGCGCAGCCGTCGTATTCTCGACATAGACCCGCCCGTCAAAACCACCCGGCAATATTGTCGTAGTGTTGATAATAAGCGGGTAGCTATATGACGGCGTCGCGCCGTCGCTTAACGCTACCATGTCCGGGTTGAGCGGGATGTCGATGACCATCAGGATATCCACCAAGCGGCGCCGCAGCGAAACCCCGGCAGTTGCAGAAAACGACACGGCGTAAGTTAATCCCGGCGTACCAGCCGCCATATCCACTATGACGGCTTTACCGCCGTGAATAATCGAATTACGAACGAACTCCAGCGGATAGATATCAACCGGGATAACGATCGAGCTAGTCTCGTCGAGCGGATAATTCGCCTGCCAAGGCGGCGCGGTTTGCGGCGGATCGGCCTTGATCATCATATGGTCAATACGAGTGATCGACTCGTTAGGGTCCAACCAAGAGGTAAAATCAATAATCAGGCGGCTAATATCCATATTATCTTTATTAACCGGCCCAAACGGCGTTCCCTTATCGTCATCGGTATTCACGTTAAAATAATATTCGTACGCCATCACTGACGACCCCCGGCGTAATAGGGGAACGACCAGGATACGCCCTCAGTAATATAACCGGATTGTACGTGCGCCCGCGCCTGGACCACCCCGTGACGAAACATCAGCGCCTGCAGCTTACCCATCTGAGCATCGGAATAGGGCTTACCCGGCTGCATAAAGAGCCGCGACAGGGTGCCCGCGAGAAACGTATCGAACCACATGGCCCAGGCGTCGTCCCCCAGCGGCGCGTCGATACAATCGGGTCGCAGCGCAAGGATGACCTCTCCACTACGGGTAGTGTCCGGGATCGGGTAACTGAGATCACGCACTCTTCCAGGCGGCTCGAACTTTGGCTTGGACAACCCCCGGAACCCAAGGAACCGACAGACCCGCCAATGCGCGTCCCACGGATCGAAACTCAGCGTCGCAACACCTGGGTCCATGCGCCAGAACACATGCTCGCGCCGATACGTGGACGATGTGTAGAAGCTAAAGATCGCGCGCCACGCCTGCAGTTTGACGTTGTCGGTAGTTACCCCTGGGATCTGGAGCTGCACCTGATCGTAGAGCGTCTCCAGGCTGCCGTTGCAAAGCCCCGGCAAGTCGGACGCCAGCTCCGGCGTCGGCAGAAGCGGACCACCGGGACCACCTGAATAAGAATCACCCTTGGGGCCGCGCGGACCCGGCGGACCCTCTGGACCCAGCTGGTTAACCGCGATAACCCATTGCTGAGAGGTACCGTCGTCGACCCAGATATAAAGCTGCCCGGAGATACCATCCCACCAGGTATCGCCAGGCTGCGGGTTCGCAGGAGGTACGTCGCCGATAGCAACAACCGACTGCCCCGTTGGACCCGGTACGCCCGCCGGGCCGGACGGACCAGCTGCCCCCGGCTGGTTCGAGGCCGGAACCCACTGGCTGGACGTGCCGTCGTTAAACCAAACGTAAAGCTGACCCTCGACCGAGTCCCACCACGCATCACCAACAGCAGGGGATACCGGAGGGGTGTCGCCGATCGTGGTGGTGCTCGCCACGGCGTTACCCTGTGTGCTTTAGGAGCATGGCGGCGAACTTGGACATCAGGGTTACCGCTCTCCCATCGTCGGCGAAGGTGTCCTCGGTCAGCTCCGATCTACCAACCACGTAAAACAGCAGAGGTGAATAGAACTGGTCCTCGATCGGAAACTCCTTATTAGCGTCGGCCGGCAGCGCATAGACCGGCGTCGCCGTACGCAACCCATAGCGTAACCAGGCATCGGGTCGCTTGGACCTGACCTGGAGCAGACCCTCGTTCAGGGCTGCGACAAGCTCATCGTCGGCGTAGCGCGGCAGCCCCGAGATCGGAACCTCGTCGTTGAGCAGCTGCCGCGCCTCCGCGATCAGGACCCCTACAGTCCGCGCCATAACAGTTATACGCTTGGCTCAAACCGGCGCGCAGTAAAGGCCAACCAGGGCCGTGCCGTCCAAGACTTTATAACCGTAAACTTGGAGGCCGCGCAGGAGGGTACCAAACGTACTCTCGCTCCGCAGGGTCTCCATCTGACTGATCTGACTGGCGAAAGTCAAACCCGAGTTAAACCCACCCATCACAGTAGTGCAGGTATGGGTAGTATCGGTCACGCTGGGCAGCAGATTACTCGAATACAACGTAAACCGGTCGATCATACCCAAGCGACCATTACGAGCGAGCGAGACGCCGTCACCAGAGATAGAGGCGTTACGAAGATCGCTCTTCTTGATCATCGAGCCGAACCACGGCGGAATAACCAACCACCGCCCGGTTTCCGGGATGTTATACTCATCCAGACATTGACCCATATTGATGATCGTATCGACTACAGTCGCGGCAGTCGGAATCACCGGGGTACCGGTAACGCCAAGATTAATATTTAGCGACTTCACCCCAGCCGTTGCGCCCTTATTGGCAGCGGCAATACCCGCCGGAATACCAGCCAGAACTGCCGTGTCGATGACGATCTTCATCTGCTCCGAGGCGTCGTCGGCGAACATGGACAACAGGTTCATGTCGCTCTGCCGCTCCATGATATCATCGAGCACCAGATTAAAATACTTAGCGTAGTCGATCGTGAGTTCCACAGTAGAACCCGAGGGGCGATCAACAGTAAGAACCTGGTCCAACGTATAATCACGAATCTGGATCGTAGGCTTGGTCCTGATCTTGACCTTATCGCCCATGTTCTTGATCTCGCCTTCGTAATCGGTATTACTGATGGCGGCGAGAACAGTAGCGGCGTAGAATTTCTCGATTAGTTTACCAGACCAGATTTCAGGTACGAACACGCCACCGGCAGCTGCACCCGAATAAGCGGGAGAAGCAGCCACACCCGCATAAGGGGTGCCTTGTGCAATAGCCATTTACGCCTCCGAAGGGTTACACGAGGCGTCCCTCATCGCCGGCCTTCAGGAGATCAGCTTCGAGCTGCTCGGCTTCCGCCTCGCGACCCTTGTATTTCCCCATCGTGCGGGCTCGGTAGAACGCCGTGATGTCAGGTCTCGACCAGAGTCTCGGTTGAGGAGCGCCGTTCCCTGAGCCGGAGCCTGCTGGACCCCGGCCAGGAGCCGCCATATCCTCCAGTCGAGGCCCACCCGCTAACCCATTCCCGTATCCGTTCCCGCCATTAGGCTGGTACCGGGTGGGTTGGGTCGTCTGAGGAGCCATCGCCGTCGGTGTGGTGGTGGTATGCTCGGCCATGTACTTCTTAAAGAACCTACCCGTGCGCATGGCGTCGCCGTTCGCGTAGGCGTGCTGGAGCATCGTGTTACGCGACACCCCAGCCATCTCGTCAACAGCTTGCAACCACTCGATAAATTGAGGGTTGGTATTAAGGTTGCGCCAGCGACCGGCGAGTTCCGGGTCGCTATCCAGCTCACGGAACACCCGGTCTTCTTCCTGGCGCCCCGAAAGCTGCTGAACATGCTGCTGAAGGTTCTGAATCGTCTTGCCGTAGCGGGCTTCGAGCTTTGCTTCGGCGGCCCTGGAGGCCGCCTCAAGAAGGTCTTCGCCATAAAGCTCGACGTCCGTTTCGTTAAACTGTACCGGCGCGCTGGGTTGCGGAGCGGCAGCCGGGGGAGATGGGTGCTGCATCGTCGCCAGCAACCGCTCCATCGAGCTGATCTGGCCGCGCATATGCCCAGTCTCGGTGTCGTACTTACCCTGGAGCGTCCGGTACCTTTGCTGCCAATCCGGCTCAGCCTGTTGGGGTTCCGGCTGAGCCTCAGCCTCAGCCTGTTGCTGATCCTCGGGTTTAGCCTCCTCCACTACGGTAGTGGTGGGAGGATCTTCCCCCGCAAGCCCACGACGTAATTCCTCGGCGCGAGCTGCCTGGCGGCGTATCTGATCAGGGATGAAAACGTCGGTCGGAGCGTCAGACATTGGCACTCTCCCGCACCTTCACCGTCGGCTTAATCCCGCGATAACCCGACTTGGCATGCTCGATCTGGTCGATGTGCGTCAGAAGGTCCGCCATCGAACGGGCATAACCCGTCGCATCTACCCGACTTTCGGCCGGCACTTCGAGCGCGCGGTGCATAAACGTACTCATCTGCTCGTGCAGAGCCGCGACAAAAGCCCGCCAGTCCGAGTTGTTCTTCAACCGGGTGACTGCCTCGTACGCCTCTGGTCCTAAATTTAGACTCATATCCTATAACCGTTATAATTAACGCCGCGAAAGCCGCTATATTACCGATTAGCCGTAAGCTCCTTAACCGCCCACATGCAGCTTTCCTCAAGCGCCGTCAGCGCCAACGCGCGATAACGGCCCGCCGGCAATGCGCCGATTAGCAGCTCGACGGTTTCGTAAGCGCCTTTGATCGCATCGTGCTGCGCCTTCTCGTCGTCTGACAGCGCCCGGTAGCGCATCCTAAACCGCGATACCTGCATCGCCTCGTCGTCGCTCTGACGCGCGTCAGGCTGACCTTCGTATACGTTTGCCATCTTAGAACTCGTCGCCCGCTATCTTGGATATCCCGTTCTTACCGTAGTGACCCATCGAATGCGCCCCCGGATCGCCCTTGGTGATCTGCGAGATCCCGGCGCCGCGCCTCCCCACGACCGAGCCCATGTGCTGGGTCTTCATGGACTTACCCCGCTTACCAGTCTCCGGGTCCTGGGTAAACATAGGCCCGAAACCTCCCCCTGGAGGGAGATAACTACCCATCCTGGTCGGGTACGAGCGCATCAAACACCGTCCACGTAGATCTTAGACGCCGCGACCTTTTGTGGGTTAAACGGCGCGGATTGGGAGTTACCGGGCTTCGAGCCGCCCTTGGGATAGCTGCGCGAGCTGCCGGTCGGCGGATGACCGCCGCCGCTATCGCCGCCGCCCTGATGCGCCGGCATCGACTTGACGCCCTCGGATTTACTCTGCCCGTATGTCGCCATCTAACTTCTCCTCTAGGTCTATCAAGCCGCGCGTGGTTGGACAGTATTAACAGGCGGTGCCACCTGGCTATGCGATGCCGGTGGAGGGGGTGCCTGAGACCCGCCGGGCAGAGCAGTTCCTGCTCCGCCCGGCGCCCCAGGTGCGCCGCCAGCAGCAGCCGGACCGCCAGCCGCACCAACCAAACCAGCGACAGCTTGTGCCTGCATCATCTGAGCCTGCATTTGCTTCTGCTGGTCGGCTTTCTGTTGAACGGTCTCGTCATCGGGCACAATATCATCGGGCATGCCGAGTCCTTGGGCCAGAGACCGTAGGACTCTAGCGCGTCCCACCTGCCCGATAATCTCCAGATCAACCGGATTACCGGTGATTTGCAGAAATTGCAGCTGCTTCTGGTGCTCGGTCTCTTTCTGGAGCGCAACCACAACTCCGTTTACCTTAATTTGCTCGTCGCCAGACAGAAGACCAGTTCTATCGGTAAGCATTATCATGTCGTAAAGACTAGAGAGCACGCCGCGCATTACATCAATATCAATGTTCGCAGCTACAGTTTGTAAAACCTTCTGAGCATTGCCCATCAACATACTTAAACCAGACGCGGTACGCCCGGCGCCACCTGATAAACTCTCGCCGGTTACATATCTCGGTATCGCAGATATATCATCGCCCAGCGCGCTCATGCCCTGATAGATCTGCATGAGTTCTTGCGCATTGCTTTGTGGCTGGAAAAATGTTACAGGTTCCCTGGTAGCGCCCAGGGGATCAGAGTTTACCTTCCAGCGTTTCCAGGGATATAACTGATCTTCGTTGGTCGTCGGGTCGAGCAGCTCAGTATTGATTACAACCTGCGGACCGGACGAGATGCTCATGTTGTTTACTAAGGCACGCAGCGTCGCGTTGGCTATTTCTTGGAGATCCTCTAGAATATCAGGAAGTCCATGACCGGCGATAGTTCCCGGCACCTTCTCGAACGACGTAACGTAATAAGGATGCCGCTGCCGTGGACTTGGGCTGAGCTGAACTTTGATCGTATATCTACCAACGACCCACGTCTGAACCAGATAATCGCGATCGGGATCGGGTATTTTCTTCTCGTCGAACCCGTTGTCGAGAAGCACCTGGCCTTGAATCGAACCATGATACTCGATCGCGTCGATCAGGTTGCTCTGATTAGCCTGCGGCGACTCTCTCCCTACGGAGAGAGCCGCTTCGGTGTCCGGCGCGTCCATCCAGTCCCGCAGCCCGAGAGCGTAATCGTTCAGCGCCCCTCGAATCGCGTTGTCATCGTACCCCGGAAGCCCCAAGACGTCATTTAAGTCGCCGCGAGTTAACTTCTTTCTTTCGATGATCTCGGCGTGATCTATGTCTACGTCGCCGGGACCCCAGTAAAAATTAAAGGGATCTATCCTCTCCCAAAACAGTTGCGGCACGGTGTTCATCTCGGGGGCGCGATTGACCCAGGTCAG